ATCTTAGTAGCTGCTAACTCATGTCCATTGTAGTAAGGGTAGTGGTGATTCTGTATCTTGTTGCCATCCATTGTAGACTTAACGCCATACTTCTTAGCTGTAGCTAGGCTTATCTTGCGGTCAGTCAATTCATTAAAGGATGCTGCGCTGTGTTGAGATGAATATGTATTGTGATCTTCCATCTTACTGTTCCTTTGATACACTTCAAAGTCCGTTATGGTATCTGTTTGTTGTACTTCCGATGTACTGTAGTCTTTAAAAAACTTATTGCAGCTAAAACAAAAACCTGATCCGTCTTCGTTAATTCCTACTGCATCTGAACTATCACATTCTTTACAAGGCTGTTGTGTTTTAACAAATGCCATTGCTTTATTCCTCTATAAGTGTAGCTTTCCCTGCTACTCTAGCCTCTTCCTTTAGATGGGGTTTAAGTTTATCCATCAGTGTAATACCTGATGCGCTGTACAATGTAACTGTTAGCTGTGCTTCTTTAAGTCTCCTGTTATTCTCGGCAAGGACAGAGAAAATACTCTGCCCCTCCGAAGATAAGAGATCAGCATTATAATAACTGCCGTCCATCTCAACTGTATTCATTACAGTTCATCCTCCATCCCTGAGTCTAGTGCGTCAAACTCTGCACCATCTGGAGTACCGACCTCGATCAAGTCGATGACCTGCATAGCTTGAAAGTCTAGACCTTTAAAGACTTGACCTTTCCATGTTGATTCCCATTCCTTGTACTGAACTCTAACATTAGAACCATTACCGACACGGGCATCGAGCTGATTCTTCTGAGCATCAACTAGCTTAGGAGCTTGTCGAACCATTCCATTGGGGCCATTGACTTTACGCTTGATGACAATAGCTGGGCCTTCATCCATGTGCTTGATAGTAAAGCCACGCTGTTCAAAGTCATCTGCCACTGCTTGATCTACAACTAAATTAACAGAATACACTGGCTCGAAAGTAGTGTTAGGAGTTGTTACTGCTGCCCAGTATGCTGAGCCTTGTAGTATTGCCATGATAATATACCTATTGGTGTGGTTGATTGAAGTTGGATTGTAACATATCTAAATATTAATTGTCTACTTATTTATTTCCTGCTGTATCTCGATCAATAATATCTTCTTCTTTAACAAAGATACCGTCTACCATCATACCTTTACGATCTTTAATATCTTGATAGGCATGATCAATACAATCTTTTATAGACAAGTTGTGTCGGATAGCAATGTTGATTAGCACCACGATGATGTCACCGATGTCATCAATGGGTGTCTGCCCTTTACAGATACTATCGGACAGCTCACCTAACTCTTGTATTAATTTAAGCACCTGATCCTTGTCGGTAGAGCCATGTATTAAGTTCCTTGCTACATGCCATGACACTACGTTCTGAATTGAAAGCTCTATGCCTCTGTTTTCTTCGTGCATGTTAGACCTCCTTCATATCTAGCACTGTGTCGTGCTCAGTTTTATCAATGATGTATTGTATTACAGCTTGCTCTCTTACATTGTACATGGAACAAGCTGTACTCAGTGGGACTTTACCTTCAGTAACATCTATTGCTGCCTTAGCTGTAGCGATTGCTTCAGGGCTAGGGTTACCTTGTAAACTTTCTGCAAACATATTAACCTCATAGTAAAGTATAAATAATAACAGTGAGTACTATGCCGGACGCAAAGATCAAACCATTACGAGCGGCTAGTGTGAGCCTGTGGTTGAAGCGGTGTGCTGCTCTGTCAAGTGCTTGAACCGTCCACACCTTTAGTCTCAACGAGATGTTTAAGCAGGCCGACTTCATCCATTCGATGCTTACGTTTATCTTTTCTTTCATTTTGTACCTCTTTAAATTGTTGATTAAAAATGCGATCAAAATTGTCGCCATAAGTTTTACTGTCCTTTACTCTAGACCTATCACCTTTACCGCCATGTGTTGAGTCACCCATTATTTACTCTCCGCATAACATCTGCCAAAACTAATTAAGATAAAGGGTAAGGCTATAAGTATACCCTCAAACTCTGCTACCTCTAACTCTTCAGAGCCTGCCCTGCTTATCCAGACAGGCCGTGAGTTAGCAAACTCTAAGTCAAGTCCCACCCCATTTCTAAACTCAATGGTTAGGGACTGCCCAAATAAATCTATTGTCATATCATGCCGCCTTCATAAAGTCATTGTTTCTAATAGCAGTTCTAATTAGCTGATGTCTCTCATGCTTAACTGCTGCGATGTTACCTGATGTACCTTGTCTAACTGTTCCACCATGTGAAGACCAGTCAGTCATAGCATTATACACTGCCCAGTAGTTAGAACCTAAACGCTTTCTATATACTTTAACATACTTGTTCCAGATATATTCTAAGCTGCTACTTTTTCTAGGCATATCTGATAGAACCATGTCGCCCTGAGTAACTCCACTTTCTATTAGACTTAAAGCTGAGCTGCACTTCAATGCTTCAGCAAAGAATTTAAATGCTGCTTGATCAGTGACTGATGTATCTATCCACTGCAACCACAGGTCTCTCTCTTTATGGAACACATCCATAGCTTTAGTGATTGCTCTACCACCATGCTCAATGTCTAGTGACTGTGTATGCTTAGCTTTATACACTGCTACCTCACCACCTACAAAGACTTGTAAGTTTGTACAAGCACTCTGAATAGCTGCTGCGCTAATCATAAACGGCCATGTACCATCGAAGGATGTTATAGCTAGAAGGCTCAGAGAAGCTGTGTCACCGTCTCCAGTTTGGTATGTGTGCTCCGGTAAACGGTACTGAACAAAGGTTCTAGAGCCATCGTGTGACGATCTGATGGTCTCCTGCATTCCATTAATTGATAGGTCTGAACGCTCAATAATGTTTCTAGTAGTGTCTATCATGTGCTTAGGAGGGACAGCCTTGTAACCATGACCATGAACACCTAGCTCTTGACCTGTATCTGTACGATAGATAACAGCCTTAGAACTAGGGAACTCTGTGCCATCATCATCAGCAAAATAAACTAAGGGTGCTGTAGCTACATCAAAGTCAGCTGATCCATAACCTCCAGCTCTTATATTGTTTAGTGCTGTGTTGTTTGCAAACATCGGTGTAATATTATTCATTGTGAAACCTCGTTGATTAATTTTAATTGTAACATAAAAACCATTTGGACAACAACTACATTATCTTTATAATGCTTTTAAGGTCTTTAAGATACTTGTTCATTCTTATTCATTACCTTCAGTAGGATATACATAAGTATCCTCTAAATCTTTAAAGGTTAAAGTATCTTCAAAGCATTTAATACACATCTCATCACTGTCATTATGGTCGATGTAATTCTTTAAACATAAAGAACAACTTAAAACTCTTTCACTATTGTCTGATCTCATCATCATCCACTACCCCTATAGGTGTTAGCTCCACTATATGTTCGTTGTACTTCGGGTAACTTCGGTTAACTCCTGCGAACTTCAAAGCTTCTTCAGGACTAGATGCTGCAACATCTATATAGTAACCACTTACTTCACCCATTAGTACCGTGTAAGTCTCTATCTTTTCTTCTGTATCTATCTGTTTAAAGCTCATGGATTGCCCTATTGTGTGGGTTATAGTTATGATCAATAGACATTGGTGCTTTTCTTAGCCACTCGTCCATCATCCTAGTACTCTTGTCTCTTAGCATTGTTACTGGTGGCCTAACATATACTAAAGCTAGGAAGGCATCGTCTAGTTCTACATAGCTATGACGCTTCAGCCTAGTATGTAATGTATTATAATTAACACCGCTAACTTCTGATAATTCTTTTAAGTTATACCAGTCACCTGATACTAGCTGTGGGTTGTCACCGAAGTACTGGTGCAATACAAAGTCTACCATTATTTATCTCCTAAATAAGTTATTATATAGTAAGGGCTGTATGCCTGTCCAATTTTATGTGCATCTTCTAGTGTTGAGGCGTACTGAGTACACCCCGATTCGTCCCAATCAATTGCCCACATAGCTATCTCTCCAC